TAAATTCTCTTCCGCTATTTCCTCTGGACTCCTTGCTTTAAAAATAGAAAAAGATGTACATAACCAGATCAATCTATCCGACCCGGAAATAACATCTTCAGATTCTCTTGTGATACCGTCTCTATTTAATTGTACAAATGCCAAACATGGTACATCATGTTCTACGCAGAAGTTGTGTAATTGTGTGATTTGGAAGCCGAGTGCTTGAAATTCCGCAACATTGTTATTTATACTCTCGGAGGTCATTAATTTTAGGTAGTCATAAATTATCAGACAGTCGTTCATCCTACCTTCGTCATTGTAGCCCACATGTTTGAACAACCATCTTCTAGCAATACCTAATATCTCATCAAATGATTTTCCCGCAACACTAATATAATGGTAGGGTATTTCTTTTACTTTTTCGGCAGCTTCTTCAACATCATCAACAAGTTGTTTTTCTCTATTAAATTTACTGCTTGATATGTCATTGATAGCAACCCCAGAGATATTAGCCAGAAGTCTGTTCCAGTGATCTTCTTGACTCATTTCTGTGTCCAGAATCAATACTGGCGTTCCGCGATCAGCAATACTTAATGCCACATTATCTGCTAGTGTAGACTTCCCGCATTTTGCTCTTGCGCCAATTAAATCTACAGCACCGCGACGAAACCCACCACCAATCGCCCTGTCATAAATTGGGAACCCACTACTGACTCCAGGGTCCGTTTCCTCATTTGCTTTTAAAAGGTCAAGGTACTCATCTAGATCTTTACCAATCAACTTGGTAGTGCTATTGTCTTCACGAATATACTTAAGGCAAGCATTTTGTATTTGTGTTTCTGGTATTGAAACAATTTCGGTTACCGTCTCATCACCATCTACTTCTGACAATGATGTATAGATTACTCTTAATTCATTTTGTAAATCTCTAGTTAATTGTAGTTTGCGTATTTTCTGCGCATGTTGCCTGATATTCTCGACATGCACATCATAATTCATCAAGTGTTTAATGTGGTTTAAGACATCTTTCTTCTCAACGTACTCAGACAGATTAAGCTGTTGAGCCGCCGATAAGATTGATGTTAAATCTACATTTTGCGATGTTTCAAAGATTTTAAAAAGACATTTGTATATAACCTTGTTTTCATCAATTGTAAAGGTCTCTTCTTCTATAAGACCTGTAACATCTAAAAAAGCATCATAACCATACCGTATCATCCCAGACAATACGGCTTTCTCCGAAGCAACGTTATTGACTGACGGGACATTTCTGTCCGAGCTTGATGAAGTCACAGAAATATGGTTCCTTTTTGAACTGCGGATCAACTTCTATATTTTTTTGGCAATCTTGACAAAATACTTTTACATTTTTATGGGCTTTTCTTTTTCTCTGTACTGGCTTGACATTGTCATTTATTAGGTCATAACCATCTTCTTCGTCGGCGTCAAGACCGGGATCAAATTTATTTACAAATTCTTTTTTTTTAGCATTTGTTTTATCTTTATCCATCGTGAAATCCATCTCTAGGATTTCCACATTTTCTGGTTCAGGAGTGTATGTCTCTATTGGTATTGAAACTTTAACTCCAATTGGCGCTAATTCTCTTGTAACTAGGGGGCGAAAAGTCTCTGACTTGGACGGAAAACTAATTTCCTCACCAGTGAGTAATGAGTAACCTTCTTCAATAAGTGCAGTGTTGCCAGTCTCAATACCTTCTTTTAGTTTTTGTAGGCTTTGTAGTAATTTCATTTTGTTCTCCCTACATTATTTAGTGTGTCCGACATCTTCTTTAAGGGTTCAATAAGGTCGTCATATAGCATTAATACGCTTTGCATTTTTCTCATTAATTCTCTTAACTTAAAAGCCATGTCATTCTTCTCACAAATCATTTGTTCTTTTGCTTCATATTTTGTATAGTCGGGGAACGTCATGGATGGAAGATAGTGATTAATTGCGTCTTTATATGCGGCCTCTATTTGAAAAAGTATTATCTTATTTCTATTTTTTTGATTTGTTATTTTGCTAATATAAGCCTGTATTAAATAAGCATTATGATAAATATCTTCGGAAGACATTTCCGCCATAGCCCCTCTGTCAATATTTAACGACTCACAAACTGCTGGATCTAATTTTACCAGACCTAAGTTTCCGCCAATCTCATATTGACCAATAAATGCCTCAATGTCTTCAATAAGCTTTTTTTCTTCTTCGTTTACATTAAATCTATGATCAAGTTTTTCCATTGTTCTTCTTTATTGTAAGGTAGTATGATTATGGTGAAATCGTTTAACCCGCACCACTCTATTTTCTTCCTGTCTCTTTTTCGAGACTTCGCATAATTAGCTTTTGTTTTATGGAAGTATTGGCAGTATTCATAATGCTGCTTACCATGTACTTCTACGAGAATATCTTTATTTGGAATAAGAAAGTCTGCGTATAGCAGACCTGTAGAAATGGTTTTCGAGCCGGGGAGAGTTACTTCTTCGTATATCTTCTCGTAAGGAAATAACTCAGAAAGTAACTCTCTAGCCCGTAAATGATGGGATGATTTATTATCTCGTTTAGAGTTCCCTCTGGCCCTTTTAAAGGTCAGAACATGTTCCATCCCATCAAAGCCTATTACTTTCATGTAATATATTCTTGTAACTCAGTTTCAAGATTTTTCATCGCGTCTACATTATTTTCAAGAAAATCATAGAGTTTGTTTACACCCTGAAACTTATACTTCTTTTCTTCATACTCTTTGTCGTATTTAGACATGAATGGTAGAGAATACCATGCGCCAGCCTTTTCGACGACATCAAAAGAGTCTGCCAACTCGATAATTTCCTGAACTCCATCAAGCCCTTTACCGTAACGGAAATAGCTAGTTGCCTGTGTTCCACTAGCGCCTAGTGATGAAGTTCCAATATCCCATAGAATGATCTGCCCAACCTTTTGGCCGTCTACCATCCAGGGTTCACTTTTCTTAACAGTGATCATAGTATCAGCCTGATACTGAACTTTTATACCACCATCAGCGACGTTCTTTTTACCCCAACCACTAGTATTGGCAATTAAATGTCCAATTAAGATAATAATGGTTTTAGTTTTAGGTATAACCTGTCCCATCCTCTTAGTAAAGTCCGAAAGGATTTTCGGTAGTCCAGGCCGCCGTTCACCGTCCACCATTGTTCCCAGATCTCTAGATGGGATAAGGCTGGACATAGAGTCTACAATTACTATAGCTTCTTCATATTCTTTCTGCTGAATTAAATTTTCAAGAATACTCAAAAACTCTTCAGCACTTAGTATCTTGTCGTCAGGAGACCTGACGATCTTCATGGAATCCAGATCGAGACCGTTTATACCGTCTAGATTGTGACCTTTTAATCTACCTTCAGCGTCTAGATAAATTACTTTTCGTCCTTCTTTTTGAGCGTTTGCTGCTAATTGCAACATAGAACTCGTTTTACCAGTTTTAGGCAAACCAGTAACCGTCACCCAAGAACCCTCTTGCACACCACCATTAAGAGCAAAGTCTAATGCTGGACTAATTTTTAACGTCTTTAAATTCTTTTTCTCTTCATAGACTTCTCTGCCACTCACTATACACTTACCGATGTTTTTAACTAACTTCTTGAGTTCAGCCTGTTTCTTTTCTTTTTCTGACATAATTCTTTTCTACTCTAATTCTGAAAATAAATTCTTTTTGCCTAATGGCCTTCTACTTTTCCTAACACTCTCATTTGATTTTTCAATAATAGTGTTATCAACTTCCTTCTGATATTTCTCAATAATTGGTATGAGCTTCTTGTTGCGAAATGATAATATATATTTAGCATCTTTAGAATCAATAGCCTTCGATATTGCCAGCATAGAGTATTTTTGGAGCAATTTATTCGCAGCTACTATTTGACCTGTGTACGAGCCTTTGTACTTAGGTAGATTCCAAAATTTATCGGGTATTTTACCTTCATTACTAACATTTGCTCTTTTTTGAAATATTTTTTCACAAAGACGATTACCGTCAGTTATTTTTGCTTCTTCATTTTCAGAAAAAGCATCAAACTGACTATCGTATTTTTTTGACGGCATTGTTATAGTACTTACTTTTCAAACCTGCACCACGAGACGCATCACCCTGTTGTGAAGCAGCCTCCGTCATAACAACCACACCTCGCCCCTCTTTTTTGATCATAAAATCATCTGTTGTCGTGGGCTTCTTTTCTTTATCGTCATCTTTTTTACTATCTCTTTTTACTTTCTTTTGATATCGATCTATTACCGCTTCTGGTATACCAAGTTCTATCGCTAAATTTTTCGCGTCTGAGTCTATATGGTGGTCTATATAGAACTTTTCTAATTTACTCATCCTATGCCGAGTGTTTGCTTTTTTCTTAACCATATTGTTTTCTCCTAGCGATAGTCAAAAATCTTTGTTCTCTAGTCTTCAGGTATTTCAAATAAGAGTTGAAAGATTCTTCGGTAACTTTTTTAAAAGACATTTCTCTTACTTTTCTTCTGGAACAATCCTCTCCCCACGGATCAATTATTATATTCATCTTACAGAGAAGATGGTGGCTAATTGCGTTGATCTGATCTGAGACCTTTTCTATCTTCTTAGCGAAACACTGTTCATTTTCTACGCACTCTTTACCTTGATCATTGTAGAAAACTTCATCATACTTCATTGGTCTATAGAACTCATCCATTGTCAACATACCTTTCTTTTTGTGTTTCGTTCATTTTTCCTATTCGTTTTATTTCTTCCTGATGCCTTTTTAGTCCAGCATCTGTGTCTTCTTTAGTTTTAGCTCTTTTGTCTTGTAACTCGTATCGCCCCATCTTTTTTGTGTTTTGTTCGGCAAGCTGCCCCAAGGTTGTCGCTTCACCCCTTACAAAGGGTTTTAACCCCCCAGAAATAAATCTTTCCAGCGTCATTTTACTGCATTTTGGACATTTCTTTTTCGGGGGGTCGTTAATACTCTGAACAACATCGTCCCATAAAAACCCACAATGATTACAACCATAGTCGTATTTGGGCATTTAATGACCTCGTATAAAATAATCGTGCATATATAAAAATAACCATATTTGAAAAAGAAAAATACCCATTGTAATTCTGTGTGTTCTTTTTCTTCCGTCTCTTTTTGATAGTAAAAAACAATTTTGTAACACCCCTAAAACTAAAACAGTTCCCGCGACCTTCAATCCCATAAAAAACGAGATATCATTTGCGTCATACTTTATGAGCATTCTACCTATCGGATTCTCTTCTAGTTCAGGTAAGGTTTCTCTCCATTTTATTGCGTAATAAACATCTATAGCCGAAATAAAACCAATTAGATACCACATTGCATTAAATGTCAAGACTAAATAGGATGTTCTTCCATCCTTACAAGGTCGCATTCTATTACCTTAATGCTATCGTATGATAGTTTTTTACTCTTAGGCAAGTGTTTGTTTTTGTTCTTTATATAGTTCTTAGCAGCCGCTTTTGCAGTACCAAGTGTTTTATAACACCACGTTTTTTTGTAAGTGCTGATTGGGTTATCTTGTAGGTCTCGAATAAGAAAAATCTTGTTCATCTTCTAGCGCCACCAGAATAGAACTAATTATTGAATTTCGCTGTATATCATTGTGGTTAAATTCACAAATACCAACGCCCTTTATCTCTGTTAATTTATTTATACATATTCTTAAACCACTACCATCTTTTAAATCAGTTTGTTTAACATCACCATTAATAATTACTTTACTGTTTTCTCCAATTCTGGTGATAAACATCTTAATTTGATCTAAAGTGCAATTCTGAGCCTCGTCTAGAATCATGTAAGAGTTGTGAAAACTCGCCCCTCTCATCAACTCCAGTGGTTCGAACTTTATTATATCCTCGTCCATCAACTTTTTAAACTTTTTATTGCCCAAAAAGAATTTTAAATTCTCTTCCATTGGTTTTAGGTAAGGCTTGACTTTGTCCTCAATCTCACCTGGAACTGCTCCAAGGCTCTTTCCCGCACAAACTAGAGGTCTTGTTACAATAATTTGTGAGGTTTTTTGTCGGTTTAAATGCTGGGCGGCAATGCCTGCCGCAACAAAGCTTTTTCCAGTTCCGCTAGGACCAAAACAAAATGTAATATCATTCTCTATAATAGAGAGTATATAATTCTTTTGGTTTTGAGTTTTTGCTGTTAGTGATTTTGTCCGATCTCCCTCAAGTGAGTCCTCTTGAATTTTTTTGTCTTTTCTCATATTTATTTACCTGATGAACCAAAACCTGATGAACCACGATCTGTATCGTCTAGTTCCTCGGTCTCCACCAGGTCGAAGTGCGGTACTTTCTGGAAGAGAATCTGCGCAATCCTGTCGCCTCTACTTATAAAGTACATATTGTCTGTAAAATCGACATGTCCAGGTCTAGCATTATATAATGCAACCTTCACTTCCCCTCGATAGCTAGAATCTACCACCCCTGCGTGTCGGTGAATGCCCTTAGTACCAAGTCCGGATCGGTCCCAAATTAGTCCCGCATAACCATCCGGTATGGCAAAAGCAATTCCGGTACTAATTAGTTTTGTGTCTTCGGGGTAAAGGGCAATATCCTCATCTGAATATAAATCATATCCAGCATCAGTTTTTCTAGACTTCGTTGGTATAGTTGCTGTGCTAGTAAGTTTTTTAACCTTAATGGTCGCATCAGTCTCTGGAGGAATCCACACAGGTCTTGCCCCTTTATCTTTCCAAAAGTTGAAGTTTTCTGTCATAATTTAGTGATTTCACACTGACCACCGCTGCAAGCCGATTCACCTTCAAAATTTGTAGCATCATTTTCTTCAATAACGTTTTTAAAATCTACATCCACATACTCCCTTTTGAGTTCCGTCCATAATTTATAATTATAAACGTCTTTCATGCAGTATGTTAGATTTTTAACCTCTGAGTTAAAGTATTTATCAGAGAATTTCTTACATCTTTTGACCCATTCGCGTTTGGCCTCACCTTTTGGTTTAGAGCCAATACCAAGAATAGAATCACAAGCAGCCCATAAATTATCTTCCCATAATTTTAATGCCACTTCAATTAATCCACCAACAAAAATAGCACCATCCCCATAATGAGAAATGATTTTACTTGGGAGATAAATTGCAGTAAACGGCGCTTGAGGATAATCTTTATCCCCGGTAACTGGTAAAAGAGATATACCACAGAACCATTTTCTATTATCGTATATAAACTCTTCTACCTCGTCCCATTCTTCAGAGGTAACATTAATTGTATTACTGACATTGTGTACTAACCAAGGCTGGGTACATAGACTCTTATTTGTTCCGCCAATAACCCAATTCTGTTGTGTGGATTTTACAGATTTAAGTAGGTCGATAGCGCTAATTTGATTCTTTGTTTTTGATCCAGCGGGAACCTCTACACAGAATGAAATCACATCATCTGTATCATTTGCAGACCAAACAGATTCTTCACAAGCTCTGGGGTTAATAGAGTGGAAGTACCTATAGATGTCTTCCATTTTATTCGCTTGAACCCGCCTGATGTAGCGTTTGGCGTGGTGCGGGTGGATTCCAGAGGAAGTACCTAAGATACAACTCGCCGTCCCTTCTGGCTTAACACAGGTGCATCTAGCGGCTTGGTTAATTCCGATCTTCTTGGCTATTTCTTTATTAACCTGTTTAACAATTTTTGCCGCTTCTTTTTGTAAGATGGGGGATAGGCATATCTCATGTTGCTCCATAATGCCCGTCATGGAGACACCAATAAGAGCTTCTCTCTCGATAATACTTTTGCTGGTATTTTCTAGATAGCCCACATCTGTAAAACCGGCTTGTAATGTGCCGATGATGGCGGCTGCTTTTGCCGCTTCATAAAAATCTACCTCGTCTTCAATCTTAGAGCAATTAATAGTAGAGAGGTTACATGCCTGCCAACCGCTTTTCCCAGTTTTCTCACACACAGGCCAAAATGAAATTTCAACACAAGGATTTACCAAAAGCTCAGTACTATCAGAGAAAACAAATCCTGGCTCACCATATTCTTTGACGGATTTCATCAACTCAGAGAATTGTTCTGGTGTAGTCTCGTCACGAACCAATATGGCAGAGTTATTACTACGACCTCGTTGCGGGTTTTCTTTAAACCAATTTCCGGTTTTAGCTTGTGCCATTTCCGTATCATCTGGTGAGAATACAGCAATAGTAGCAGACCTTCTAACCCCACCAGAAATAACAGCATCAGCACTGTGCATTACAATATCATAGCACTGAATTGGTTTTAAACGTTTTTGCTCTTTTATAGCGTTGTCCAGAACTTCTTTGATTTTACCAAGAGCTTGCTTTAACGGCTCTGGTCCAGGAGCTTTGCCACCATGAGACAATGGTGTTCCGGCATCTCTAATGAGAGAGTAATCGAAGGAGATATTTCTACCCAGATACTGATCTGCGGTATGGACATTATCACCCCAGTGGGGGGATTTGATATTGAAATAAGATCCTACCAATACCCCAACAGCCTCTGACCAACCCTCGATAGAATCTTCTATCATCCATTTTCTACTACCGCCTTTTTCTTTTACTAGGGTTGGTAGATTTTTGATATGATGCTTTTGTACTGAAAATCCTGTGCCACAACCACACAGCAGTAAGTACATACACTCTTGGAAGAATCGAGGTCTGTCACAAAAAGAAGAAATGCAATTAAACATCCTCATGTTGTGTTTGAGAATAGGCGGGCCGCCGAATTGTAAAGCACGTTGTGAACCTAATGCGCGACGTTTGCGCATCATTTCATAAGCCCACTCAATATCCTCATGGACATCTGGAAAATCAGCATATTTTTCCAGCATCATTTTTTTGACACGGTCTACGGTTTCAGACCATACCTCTCTTCTTTTTTTATCCGTTAAATGCCTGGCATACTTAGAAACAAAGGTGTAGTCTTGTAGCGCTTTAATCGACATTTTTAGCCTAAGTAAGAAAAGTATTTATTATTGTTTTGTATAATCTCTGTCAATTTATTCATATCAAAATCAACATAAGAAATCTTGAGACCGCTTCTTAATAAGAGTTGTAAAATTTGTTCTTCCTCTTCTGAATAATTTTTAACCCTTATTGGAACCTCATCAGTATTGACACAGCCTGTTGGAACATACCACTCTCTAACATTATTTTGCCACAATAATTTAGAGCAATTTAAACAGGGCATTCTCGTGCAATACAGTGAAGCCTTATCGATTTTTATTACTAAATTTGATAAAGCATTCGCCTCGGCATGAACGATATATTTGTATTTACCGGGGCGAGTTGTGTCAAGACCATTTTCCTCAATTCCTGAACAAAATCCATTATACCCTCTAGAGATTTCTTTTCTCTCCGAGTTTACCAAAACCGCTCCAACTTTTGATTGGTCATCGTGACTACGAAACGATGCCAAAAAAGCTGAGGCCATAAAATATTCATGCCAGTTTGGTCTCATCGCATTCCTGGTGAAAAAGACATTGCTCTCATTTGTTGTGTATAATCAATACCGTTATGTATATACTTTCTTGAATTGTAGTTTTTTATAAACTCTTTTTCTTGAGCATTTAAATGTTCACCTCTTGCTAATTTAGAAAGATTGTTAGTAGCAAACTTGAAAGTCAACCCAAATAGAGGATCTTTTAGTACTCCGATTACAGTTCCTAAAGACCCTCCTATACCTATTGATATTAAGAGGGATGCCATAACTTACTCCTGTGGTGCTGGTTTTAATTCTGGCTTTTTAGGTTTCTCTCCCGTTTTTAGTCCAAGTTTTTTCATCGCTCTATTAGCAAGGAAACCTCTAATTCCACCAGTAGCATGACTAGCGCCTATTAGAGCCAATAATCCAGCGATTAACCTCTGGAAAATACTTCTCTCTTCTTCGTCTTCGTCTTGAGATTTCTGCAACTCTGCAATAGCTGGTCCAAGGTTTTGGATAACCGTCCCAGTTATCTCATCTTTTGAAGGTATGACAATACCGGCAAGATTTCCTTTAAGATCACCAAGGTCTCCCTTAAGCTCAGAAACAATAGCGTCTTTAAGGGATGTTTCTTTTTCTTCTGGCGTTTGATCTGCTACTGTAAGAGATTCTGTTATAGCAACGTAGGAGCCTTTATGTATTCTTTCAAAGATAATTTCAACAGGTGTACCTTCTGGAATCTTTCCCTCAATAGATCTTTCTACTCTTCCAGCGATTAAGGATTTAAGCCCTAAGCTTTGCTTCTGTACGAGCACTATGATATAGAATGGGTCTGGGTCAACTCCAGCAGCTTGGCTGAATGAAGCGTACCTGTTAGGCTGCGTTCTTTGGTCTACAAAGAATAGATTGGCTTTACCCTCAAAAATTTCAGAATTCGCTCTTTCTAACGGGCCTTTTATGGCTTTAAGAGCAATGGACGCCGCTTTGCTCCTGACATAGCTTAATGCAGTTTGCTTGGCTGCTATAATTATTGAAACATTTTCCCAGTCAATTGCTTCTTCTATTGGTGTTGGCGCATCATCTGATGGTGGAGGTAATGGAAAATCAATGTCACCTTCGTAATCGGGAACACTAGGAACTTGAGGTGGTCCAGGCGCCGTTTCTGGAAGAATTTCCCCATCAAGATTATTACCAAATAATAAAACACCTATAGATTTAAAACCGTTTACAATAAAGCCAAGTAATGACAGCCTTCTTCCAGACGTGTAACCTGTCTGATATTTATCTGTACCTCTTGCCCAGATTGTGGGTACACCAGGAATGTCTGTGCCTGTTTTTGATTTGAACTCTTTAGCTAAATCAGAATCAGCCCATCCGTTTTCTCTGCTTTTAACCTTGATGACCCGCAACCCCTTCTCGTTAAAATAAGAAGCGGGCATTTCTCGTTCCAGCACTTTACAAGACGGACACCAATCCGCTGTAAATATAATAACATCAGCTTTATATTTTGCTGAAGATTCCGAAATCTTTGATGTGGATCTTTTCGCTTCGTATAATGCCTCTTTAGTTATACCCCATCCGCCAAAATACGAGTTATTGCTACCAATTGGAGTATCTACAGCTTGCGCAATGCCAACAATTTCATCATTTTCATTTAATAATGGGCCACCAGAATTACCAGGTGAAATTCGCATAGACGCATAATTAACATCTTCTCCATTTCCTCCAGAAATTTTACCATATGTAACAGCATAATTTCCACCAGGATAGCCTATAGAATGAACTAAAGAACCCATAGGTGGTGTCGATGGTGCGATTTTAAAAGACTTATAACCTTTTTGACCATCAGGTGGAAGATAATATACAATTGGACCGTCTGATCGATTTGTCACATAAACAAGTTTTGCAACTATTTTTTTGCCAGGATCTTTTTTGCTTTTAAATGTAATAGTCTGTCCAAGTCCATTAAGACAGTGCTTTGCAGTAAATAGGTAGTTTCCCTCTACCATAAAACCTGTACAACCGTCTAGTTTTAAAACTCTAGGGTCTGTACTTAGTTCTGCTTTAGCCTGAGTAACTAAAGACGTGGCGACGATTAGCGATAAAAGAATTTTCATTTCATGTTCCCTGTTAAAGTGTTACCTTCCATCTATTGTAAATAGATATTGTAAAAGTGGACTTCTTGCTAAATCAGCAGGAGAAACCCTGTCATCTGCAAGGTAGGGAACGGGGTCCATATAGTTCCGTCTCAAAGCGACAGTAACGGCAGTGGAGCATACTTTCGCTTTTGCTACTTCGTCGTCATTAAAGTTTTGTTGAAAAAGACGGGCACCCGGAATGAATCTTAACAACATCTTCCATATGTTTTTCCAACCGTAAGGTTGTCCCGTCCATCTTATTATATCCTCGGTCATGGCCGAAGCGATTTCTTTTGTGTAATTTTTCTCAATTAGCTTAAAATTGCCGTCTTTATCTATTTCATCATATGATATAGATTTAACAGGTCTGAAAACATCTATACTGAGCGGGGCGTTGTCAACCTGACTTTTCAGAGAAACCGATCTACCCCCCATAAATTCCCTAAATTCTACACACTCTAGAATGTCTCCATCTTTATGAGCTAAGGCAACATGACTGTGGAGACCGCCAGTATACCTTTTGATTAAAAACCCAATAATACCAGAACCTTGAAATAAAAGAATATCGCCTTCTTGAATTAATTCCTTAGCCTGATTATATTTGATTGGATTCATTTAGTTCTCCAGTTTCTTTTCTATACGTTCTAGGATGTCAGCTATACGAGTTTGATCATTCACAATCCTCTGCATTACATCCTTCATGTCTTTTTGAGTTTCTCCCCAGCTCCTTGGCACATAAACCATCGGAACGCCATCATTATCTTTTTCTTTATGAATACTATAAATATAAGCAAGTTTCATTCTTTCTTGCTCAGACATGGCGGATTTCTCCGGCATGAATTTCAATAATAGAATTTCACAAATTTTACCAAATGATATAACAACAAAACCCAAGAGGGCTAATGCTGGAATTTGAACTATGTCCATAGTGATACCGCCATAAAAGTAGCCCCGCAGAGTTTCCCCTGCGGGACTAAAAAAATAGTTTACTTACGAACCAGTACGCTCTGAATAAGTAGCGCCACTAGCGTCAATTGCGCCATACATGTAGGATAGTTCACCGGGAACAGCCTGTGTACCAATAGCATTATCGACGGTAGTTGCAGTCGAGGTATCACCATCATCATAATCAGCAGCGTTCATAGGATCTGGAGTTCCAGAACCCCAAGGAGTTCTCTGTGCGGAGACCCCAAGATGTTCAAATGACCCATTTCTCCAAGCCGTAAGTGTTTTAGCACCAATTGGAGTTAGTGAGCTTCGCTCATTGTCTCTAGCACTTTCACGACCATTAAGCGTTAGCGCTGTACTAGCAGTACCGTTAATGTTGTTATTAGCCTGATTACCAATAAGGATGAAAGCTGACTGATCATAAGCAAAAGTACCAGTAGCAGCCAAGGCTGTTACTGTAATGTCAGTATCTTTAGGAGCAGTTCTCCTATCAACACCATCAGTACCCTGTGTTTTAAGATCAAAAACTTTGGTAACAGGGCTACCATCCGTAACAGTAGTAGCACTAGTAATACCAATCACGACGCCGCCAATTTTTTGTGCCGTGAAAGCACCGTCTCCAGTTGGAGCCACTTTATACGTTGAAGGAATTGTCATTTTTTTTCTCCATGACTGCGACCTTCGTTCCTATTTTTTCCTAAGATTGTAATATTCCAATTCCTACTTTATACTACACCATTTTTGTGATCATCCGATGTTATCACAATAGAGGTTTTATCTTTTTTAAAATCGCTTAATTTTAGTTCAAATTCTTGATCTTCTTCTTCATTTGTAGCAATATAGTCTATAAACCCATCTCTAGAGCAAAAAACAGCCCATCTTTTAAACTCCATCAACTGCGTTTTTAGTACTTCTATTACCTCTATATCATCCATAGCTGATTTAATTGATGAAGATTCGCCACCAATAATACCTTGTACTGTTTCTCTGACATCCCTAAAATCAAATAATTGCGCAACCCCTATAAAGAAACGATACCTGGATAATACCTTGAAAGCCTCAATCCCCGGAATTTCCTCTAACCCCATCGCAATTTCGCTAGTGATATCAAAATTAGTATGCCCTATCCAACAATCAAACATTTTTGATGGTCTAAGAGGGTCGTCAATAGAAAAGACCCCTAGCGGGGTTCTTATTCTAGGCGAAGGCATCATTGGGCCAAAATTTAATTGCGAGATTAAGTCTTCCTCGATTTGGCTCTCTGGGGAAAATGGTTCTTCGATCTCTTCTGGAAGTTCCATCTGAGGTGGTAGATCAATATCTTCCCACTTTTCCCATGCGATTTTATTTTTCATGACCGCCCCTAAATGCTGAATTCTGACGCCGATATAACAGGTTTCTGCTTCTCTGAATTCAAAATGTTAGAAGACTGTGTCAATAGATTTGATATAAAAAGTTTTTTAGCTTCTTCGTCATCGATTTGTTTAAAAATTAGATCAATTGTATCTTCTGTTACAGAACCGGAAAGTACTAGACATAGAATATTAAGAAATGTGTTCATGTCCTGAATGTTAAATTTACACTTTAGATCCTCTCCTTCCTCATCGACGAAAAAGGTTATATAGTCTTTATTGTCGTCTGGTTTTTCATCAAAAACATCTTGTTGATCCAAAATAGTTTTTAATCCATCGAATATATTAATCTTTTTTCTCCTCTTGTATCTCGTTTATCTTCTTTAGAAGAAGATCTATTTTTTCATCCTGCTGATCCACTTCTTGTTTAATAACCTGCTCTTGATGATCAAAAGACTCAATTACAGTATTTCCCCCGACGCTTCCACCCATAAGAATCGCCCCAGCAGTAATTAATGTTTTAGGATTTAACATTTTAAGAGCTTTTTTAGCGCTTTCTACATCCTCAATAAGATCTTCTACTGAGGTCATTCTAGCTCTGAGTTCTGATGCTTTACCCTTTAGTTCATCTAGTTCGACAGTAATTTTTATTAAATCATCTTTTGAGTCTTCATTCTTTTCTATTCTATCTTCTAGATTGCGGCAAAAGGTTTGCAGCTTTCCAATGTTTACGGCTAAATTAACTGGATCATTTGAATCACCAGACCAACCAAGAGTAGAACCGCTCATATGACACACCTTTTAAAGAGTTGCGGTATGTCCTAAAAATCAATCCTTCTTTTTGTCTGTCGCGCTTTTATTGCTGCTTTGAACCCACTTATCTTTAAGGGGTGATGAGGGGGTAATTTCTTCTTTAACTTCTTTAACTTCTTTAACCAGTTCAACTGGTTTAGCTGGTTTAGCTGGTTTACAGTTTTTTGCACACCAATCTTCTAGATCTTTTTTTGACCCTCCAGGAAACCACTTTCCGTCAGACTGATGAACCGGATGTCTTCCGGAAAATCCCATAACAAAACCCTCCCCCTGTGCCGTCATTTTGCAGTCGCCACCTTTGTTTTTACATTTTTCACACAACATCACAATACCTCTTCTAATACCTTAACTATTTTTTCTGCTGAATGTTTCCACGTAAATTCCTCTGCCGTCTGAATTCCTTCTTTGTTTTGCTCTAACTTGTTTTCCTGCTTTAACTTATGTACTTTTTTCATATACTCTGCAAGTTGATCAATCTGCTCATCATTTAAACAGTACCAATCACCCTGACCATTAAAAAACTTTCCATCGTAAGCCAACTCCATATCACTCACATCGATTAACATACTATTGTTTTTATTACAAAACTCAGTATGCCCCGTACAATTTGTAGTAATAACAGATTTGCCACATGACATCATCTCCAGAAGCTCAAGGTTCCACCCTTCTGCCCTTGCTGGAAAAACGCCACAATCCATCTCTGTCATAGTATTATACACCTCTTCTTGGGTCTCTTGACGTTTTATAAACTTAACCTTAGAACCAAGTTCGGTGTTTACATAGAAATCCACCCATTCCTGATGCTCATGTGGTTTTAGAAAAATATTTTCACATGACATGAATAGTTCTACATCATCATCTGGAATGAAAGCCCTATTAAATGCTTCAATTAAAACATCATGCCCTTTGCGCACTTCCCACTTGCCGTAATTAACAAATCTTGTTGGACCGTCGTTATTAACTTCCACATCTTTAAAAGTCTGCCTATCCACGCCTAGTGGAACAACATAAACAGTTTCTTCTTTTCTGTCTATATTTGACAGTACTGTTTTTTTAGCCCATTCAGAACAAACAATTAAATGGTCTGGATATTCTAGATTGTGTTTTTCCACATCTGTGAATTTGCTCAGTTCAAAAATGGGAAACCCTATAGTTGGACCTCTACCAGCAAAATTTTTCATATCAAATTGATGCCAAATCTTTAAACATGGGGCATCATGATGAAAATTTAGATCAAATCCATCAATCGTTTCTTGAATATGATGGAATTTAGGTTCTGGAGAGAAGGTTGATCTATGCGGGAAGCACTGGGCAGAAACATCCAGTAACTTACTTAATTCTTCAAATAAATAGCATCCAACATACCCGTAAGATACGGTATTGAAAGGGGTTATGAGGTTTAATTTCATTCTTCGTAATCCGGTATAACGCCTAGTTCAGAAAGGTGTAAACATATAATTAACATAACATCGCTGGGACTGTCTGTTAATTGTCCATCAAGTTCTACTTCGTCGAAGGGGCATTTATCATAAACGGACATCGCAAGCTCAAGCCCGTCAATCAAGAATTTTTCATCTTGAGTTTTATCGAAATTTCTTAAATGTCCTATAAAATGAATAGCGTCAGCTTGTGTCTGTGCGCTATCATAGAAGTGCGTTACTTTATTTATGTCCGCTTCGTGGGGCTGCACCATGAATATAATCCATATCTAAAAATCTCCACCTATTCATATGGTCAACCTTTTCGCTAGTGTTGATAAAATTAAGGTAGTCTTGTAAATCTTCCCAATTAGAAAACATCATCTCATGCGGCATAACACCAAACAGCCAATTTGGTAAACTGTTTTTGCCCTGTTTACACATGGTAAGTACAGGTTTTTTTTGACTGATTGCTAGAAATGCCTCGTTGTAAGAGCCTGTCATATGTATATCAAGATCGACGTACAGAATTAAAAAATGCGCTATATCCACCATTCTCAAGTCGATAGCGCAAATTGGTTTCATTAATTCTCTAGCTTGATTATATCTGCCTTCATTCTTTAATAGGTCAACTTTTTGTTTAGTTTGTTCATTTTCTTCGCCAAAAGCACAGGCTTTGTCACAAGGGTCTAAAATACCAACGTTTAAGTCCAGCAACAAAGGTTTGAGATTGTTTCTCCACTCCGTCGCTGCCGCCCAATCGGTTCGATCCATTGGACCACTAAGGTAACATAACTGACCTTTTAATCTATCCATTTAACGTACTCCGACATTACTTCTTCTGAAGAATAGATATTTTCAGTAGTATCTATCCAAAAAGGCTCTCTATCCAAAACAAAACCCCGCTCACTAACTGTGAACGAGGCTGATATCATTACGTCTGTATCAAAGTATCTATTTAGGGATCGCAAGCAAGCATCAAATTGCGACTTTGCCATAATTACTGTTTTTAGCTCACCTGATTGTACATAGTATTTATTCATTATATGATTTCCGCATCGGCATTGCGTAGGTAATTCACTATTCTTCAGACTCTTTTTCTTTTACTATCGGTTCTAGTCTTTCCCGATTTTCATACTGGAGTCTTGCAAGCTCTCGTTCAACTTGTTTGTCTTCTCTGAGAGCCTCGCGCTTTTTGCGGAGCTTAACCTTAATCCTTTTACGTCTTTCTTGCAGCTTCTTCTCTTTTTTTCTTTTC